TACTAATGTAAAACTACCTGCACTATCATTACGATTAGTTGTAGATAATGTAATTGGAAGAGGTTCTATGCGATTCATTGTCATGCTTCCTGACGCGCTTGACAATGCAAACACAGAACCTGGTGTATAATTTGGGCTACCACCACGTGTAGCACTTATTGTAAATGTTGTGTCTGTTACTACTTCTTTGACATAGTATGTAGTGTTAATTGCTACGCCGCCAAAAATACTGCCCTTAAATTGTACGGGCATACCTACAAATAGTTCACTAGTGCTAGTGCAAGTAAACTCATTTGTGCCAGTTGTACTTGCTGTGATTGTAGTAATTTTGCTGACTAATGGATAATCGTGTATAACAAAGTCATATCCTGTACGACTATCACGAAAATTTGTTAATGCTCGACGTATAATTTGTACGTCAATTGTAGCACCTGCTAGATTGATTGGAGTAGTACCTGTTTGCCAACCACTAGGATAACTAGTAATATAACTCCAAACAATATTCCAGAAATCTTTTTGACCATAGACAAGTTCTTGTGCTAATACTTGTCCATCGAAACCACCCACTTGATTAAGTGTGTTTTGACTAAACTTTGCCATACTCGCTGCCTCGCTGTTGACCCAACCATGCTATCTCGCAGTTGTTGGGTAATAATTATTATTTATATCAACCTACACGCCAATCTGTACCGTCACAAAATACAGGTATAATATTTGATCCGCCACCACCAACAACTGCATTAAATGTTACTGTATTGGCATCACTAATAATAGTTCTTGCTCCAGCACCAGCAATATTTGCTGATAATAATAAATTTGCTGTTGTAGGTGCTGCTCTAAAATATTGTGTTGTTAGATAACCACGTGCAGGATTATATGATAATAATGTACTATTGCCATTTCCACCACCAGTATTATCAACTAGTAATGTACCAGCACCATTGTCCATTGTAATATAATATGTGGCATTATTACTTGTGCTTACTGTATTAATTTTAGATGCTGTAACATTATTCAATCCACTACCATTGCCTGTAAATACGCCTGTATTAGCAGTAAATGCTACTGCTGTTACTGTACCATTTACACTTAAACCAGTTAATGTACCTAAACTAGTAATATTTGATTGTGCTGCACCTGTAACTGTTCCTGCATAGGATGCAAAATTTGCATTAGCAACATTTAAATTTGTTAAACCACTACCATTACCTACAAAGACACCATTACTAGTTGTTATATTAGAATTGACTGTTAATGAACTTAATGTACCTACGCTAGTAATATTTGGTTGTGCATTGGTTGTTACTGTGCCAGCAGTTGTTGCAGAATTTGCAGTAGAAACGTTGCCTGCATATGCTGCATAGTTTGCATTGGCAACTGTACCATTAACATTAGCACCTGTTAAATTATTGAGTCCGGCACCATTACCTATATATGTACCGGTAGATACAGTAATATTACCAGTAGACACGGTAAGATTACCAATAGAAATACCAATATTTTTCTCTACTGTAAGATTACCAGTGTTAACACTTATATTACCATTAATAACACCAATATTACCTGCCACATCTAAATTTGTTAATTGACCTACACTTGTAATAGTTGGTTGCGCTGATGCAGTTACCTCTACTGCTGAATTAGCAGTTCCATATAATGTTGCATTTATAATATTAGCAGTAAAACCACCATTGGCATTACGTCTTACAATTGTATCTGCAACTGCACCTGTTGATGTATCATATCCATCTAATAAATCTGCGTTTAAATTTGTTACTTTTGTTGTTGAACTTACAACTAATGGAGCAGTACCATTTGCTACATTTGATATTAATCTTGGAGCGGTAATATTGCCTGTAGCACTTAATGTTCCAGTTACATTTGCGCCAGTACTTGTAACAACAAATACGTTTGCTACGCCATTAACCGTTGTGTTAACATTACCATTTGCTACTGGTATTTCTACATTGCTAGTACCATTTTGTATTTGGCTGCCAACTGGCGACCCTGAATTATATGTAATTTCACCACTGCCTGGGTTATAATATAAAACATTGCCTGTAATAGCATTTCGTATAGGTTGCACGACAAACATATTTGCTAATTGTGCGGTTAAATTAGCGCCAGTGGCATTTAAGATAATGCTATTATTTGCTTGTAAAATAGCACCAGCACCAGCACCAGCACCTATAGCAATAGAATTTTGTCCTTGACCACTACTAAAATTTCCAGCGCCAGCGCCTTGACCAATGGCTATAGCACCTTGACCTTGATTTATAGCACCTGCACTATAACCAATTGCTATAGCATTGCTACCTTGACCATTACCAAATAATCCTTGTGCTGCATATCTACCTAATGCAATACTATCTTGTCCACCATTACTTTCTTGTGCAAATGCACCTAATGCTACTGCACCAGTACCATGATTTACTTTACCTGCATTAGAACCTATACCAACACTATATGATGATGGACTATTGCCTAATGCATTTTTACCAATAGCAATAGTTTCTGTTCCAGTAGCAGTGCTTGCACCCAATGCAATTTCATTAGTAGAAACTCTTAATCCTACATTGCTAAATGTAATTAAATTAGTTATACCGCCTGGATTTACCTGTATATTACCATTAGCAGTTGGTATAGTAATACTTGTTGCTGCACCATTTGATATACTGCGAACATTATTAATATTACTACCATCACCACTAAAATAATTGGCCGTTATAACGTTGGCATTAGTAATATTAAAATTATTAGCATTTAAGTTTTGATCTAATGTACCACTAAACACTCCAGTTGCACCAGTTGCACCAGTTGGTCCAGTAGGACCAACATCTCCAGTAGCACCAGTAGGACCAGTTGCCCCTGTAGGTCCACCACTTGGACCAGTAGCACCAGTAGGACCAGTTGCCCCTGTTGGTCCACCTGCAGGTCCTGTTGCGCCTTGAACACCTGTTGCACCTGTTGCACCATTTATGCCAGCAGGTCCTGTTGCACCAACTATACCACCTGTATTAACTACTAAACCAATTGCTTCTGGAACAATTTGTATAGTATTATCATTAACAGTAATTTGTGTTGTTTGTACTGTTGGTGTTATTTCTAAATTAATATCACTCATTATTGATATCTCACAATCATACCAATTGGTTCTCTGTTAACATCTGCCAAACTTGCATTAGCACTACTTTGTCTGCTAACAGTTAATGTTACAACAACTACTGTACTTGGTGCTGCTGTATTTTGTGCTGGGGGAACTATAGTTGGAGTAGGATTAGGACTACCTGTACCACCTGTTAATCCACTAGGTATATACAAATATGCTTGACCAGCAGTAGCATTACTAAATGCAGCAATTAAATTTGCGCTATATGTACCTGCTCCTGTACTTGGTTGTGTTGCATCAAGTGTTAAATTACCTAATACAATGGATGTATCGCCAGTATATGTTACATCACTAGCACTATAAAATTTTGCACTTGTACTTAATGCCCAATTGTTTGGGACTGTACAGTTAATAGCATTACCTGTATTATCTAAAAATGATATAGGAAGTGTATAACTTTCGCCCGTGTATATTTCTATACACTGCATTTCTGTTCCTGCTATCGTAACTGTTTTTGATCCATTTAATAGTAAACTCATTTTAATAATTCCTATATATTATTTATAGTGGACCTCTTCCTACATACTGTCCCAAAATTAAGTATATAGTAGATCCAGCAGTCATATTTCTTATCCACAAACCACCGCCGTCTATGCTAAATGGAAACCAAGTTTGTGGAACTCTTGTTGCTTCTAAAAAATAAGGTAAATTAGCATTTAAATTAATAGTATGAATAAATGGTGTAAACACACGATCTATTCCTAATGTTGCTTTGGTTATCCCGGGCACTACTTGCACAATAGTATTATCCGTATCAGATACTAATTGTAAGGTATAATTGTGTATTAAAGTACTACCAGAACTTAAAGTTTGTGAAAAATTGGCATGTAAAATATTATACCAATTATCATCACCATCTTGTATTTCTAAACTACTACTAAATGCTCCTTGCATTTGTCCTGTACTATTGGCAAGGTAATAATTTGCTGTTGTACTTGTACCTTGAAAAAATGGATAATAATAATTAGCACCTGGATCAGTACCAGTAATATAAACTGGAATATTTCTGGTTGATGTTGAAGTAACATCTACAGGTAATAAAACAGTATTGTTTGCTTCATTAGGAACTTGAAAACTTGCACTGCCTAAACTTTTATAATAACCAGGTACATAAACATTTGCAATACCACTTGCATTAGATACCTCTACTCCAGAACCAGTAAAATTTAAAGTATTAGCACTTGCTACAACAGTATTACCTTCATCTTTTACAGTTATACCTGTAATATAATTGCCACCGCCACCAATAATAGCATTAGCAGGAATACTATTAGGTGCGTAAACATTTCCTGGTAAACCACCTGTATTGCTATTTGGATTGTAAGGTTGTATACCCGCACCTGCCCAATTTAATACATTACTACTGTTACTACGTTTACCACTAGTATTATTACGTGCAGTTGTTGACCAATAATAATTGCCAGCAGCCAAATCATTAACTGGTATAGTTACACTTGTATTTGCTGCATATGGTGCACTATTTGATTGTTGTACTGTGCGATATAATCTATGATCTGTAACAACATTACTATTACCATAGTTGAAATCCATATACAATACAATACCATTTGCTGGTGTTGTACTTGTTACTTCAAATCCTGTAATTAATGCATTTGCATCTGTAAATGCTACAATAGTTGGTGTGCCTGGCTGGCTAATCACATTTGGATCAATTAAACCTGTATTAAATGCAGGAATATAATCTTCTACAATATCATTATAGATAGCATCGCTATATTCAAACGCTTGTATGTCGGCATATAAATTTCCAGTATCATCTTTTGTTTCTGCTACATTATTAACACGGAATAATTTATCAGTCCAACCATATACTTCGTGTGTAACACGAATTACATCACCTGCTTCTAGTTGTATACCACTATAATCTAATCTAAAGGATATAACCAAATCTTCACGACTTTGATATATGCGTCTTGCTGCTAGGTAACGTGCTTGTACAGCATTGTTAACTAATGGTAGTGTAACATTTAGTCGATTAATTGCTTCATTAGGACTTAATAATTGTGGGTCATCTTCAAACAAATCAATAATATAATAATCTGTTTGATCCTTAATATTTGTATTTGGATATGCAACTTCTATTTGGTTATATGTTTCGTTTAGATCGATTGGACTTACTTCTATACCGCCAATTAAATTGCTACTATCTACTAAGAATAGTCCTGTTACTGTAGGATATCCAGTATATAGTTTATTAATAACTACTTTCCATTTGCCAGTTAATTCACTATATTGTAACCAACTATCAGCACTATCTACAAGAAATTGTAAATTATTTAAGCAATTTTGTCCTGTATCTAATGGACCATTAATACGATATCGTGCTTGTTGACTATATGGGTCACCTGTATTCCAGCCTACTGGCTTATAATCAATTAATTCATCACTATATACATCTAATGCTGTTAAACTACTTGTATCAATACTATCAATTGGTAATCCACAACCATAGCGTTCGTTTAACATATAGTCAAGTATACAATCACCAGGCTTAGTTAAACTGTTGGTTATGTTAACCATTAATTGACCAACGCCAGTTGTACCTGCGTCTGTATTGTAAATTACTTTGACAATAGCAAAAGCACAATTGGTCATAGTCTGTTGACCAACGGTCCAGGCTTTGCTTGCTGGTACACCATTTGTTGTGCTTAAAATATCATAAGCAGTTTGACCACCTGTGTTTATAC